CTAACATTCGTTGAGCTGAAGTTCTGGTATGAACCCCAGTCCGTTAGATGTTATCCTGTTATCAGACTGCAAAATCTGATAAACGTGTTAACCGCCACAACGGAGCTACCCTTATTGAATTATACCAAATTCTTTAAAGGTTTGGATAAACTTGGGAGTGTTATCTTCGATAAATTGTAGATAATTCTCTCCATGAATATCCATTAAAGCTTTGGATAACCGGGATGGCACCTCCCTATATTTACGAGTTTCCTCGTTTACATAGGAGGGTGACATTATCAATCTAGGAGGATTTCGTCAGAAATCATCTAAAATTGCTAAATCTTCAGGTACATTACTTAAAGTACTTAAAGATTCTTGGACATCCATAAGACGAGTTATTTGTTTATTCCCATCTGCTACGAAAATTCTTGTAAAGGAACTTTCCAACACTTGGGACGCAAATGACTCATCTTCCTGCGATGGTAGCAGAAGCAATTTCTTACCACTACCCCGTGAGAGATGCTTTTCTAACGTCTTGAAGAATATTTTACCTCGATTTTCATCAAAGTAAAAGTCTCAAAACTTCAGAAACTCATCATTCTCCATCATCTTTACACTATGACGTATTACGTCTAATGTTCAGTCGATATCCGGTCGTCAACCTTTTAAGGTCTCCTCCTGGATTGAGTCTTTCGACTCATAAAGGGAATCACCATTTAAGATGCGCCCCCTCGAGCTTCTTAATGTCCGTCAAAAGACATTAAGGGTATGAATGGAGAGAGGAACTCTTCTTTTCATTAGAAAAGGAAAGAAGCCAGTTTCACAGGATGGAGTAGCAAGTTGGTTGCTTAAGAGTCATTTACACCTCATCCCAATTTCTGTTATAAAGTTAGCCTCATCAACAAGATGGGGTTTCCTTAATAGCTTAATTGGGAGAGATGAGACCTCTTTTCCATTTATAAATAATCGTTTAGTAAATTCACATCGTGAATCAACTACACTTTTATCTATTGGATTGGTACAGAGATGGGACTTAACTAAGTCTATCTCTAAACCAAGGTCTTTGATTAACTCTTGGTACCTTTCAGCTATCTTACTCCCTTTGATGACTATGTCATCACCGAGAATAAGGTAGTTTTGTCTGTAAGGTACTCCAACTTCATGCGCAGCAGCTCTAACCAATAAATGGTGACATAAAGCGAAGAGGGTCCAATTGGAATAAATCCCCATTGGTCCACCTACGCTATATTTCACCCTTTTATGGTGTGCGCTCCGTGGAAGATCAAATTCCTGTTGATTTACACTGATATCTCAATGATATGCAGTTTCACTATCAGTCAGTTCTTGTAAAAGAGCTTTCTGTAAGTGACGTGGAAACCTATCAGTCGCTGACGTTAAGTCAAACGAATATAGATTTTCACGATCAGCAGTCCATTTCCTTAATGTAGGTCCTGGATCCCTTCCATAAGAGTAATCTTCTGGAATAGATTTCAAGATCCCCATAAGCCTTATGTTCAAC